AGAGTTGGAGGGTTGTCTAAAGGCTTGGGAGTTTATGGAGATGATTCATAGCCGGTCTTATACTCACATCATCAAGAACCTATATCCAGATCCTTCTGAGGTATTTGATACTATTTTGACAGATGACAAGATCCTCGAACGAGCAAAGACGGTTACAGCGGCTTATAACGAATTCATTAATGCCGCCCACGAATACGACAACGGAAACACATGGCAACACGCAAATGAAGACGTACCTACGGCTATTATCAACCGTTATGACCTTAAGCGTAAGCTTTACCGTGCTATGGCTAACGTTAATATCCTAGAGGGTATTCGTTTTTATGTTTCCTTTGCTTGTTCTTTCGCCTTTGGTGAGCTGAAGCAGATGGAAGCATCAGCTAAGATCATCTCACTCATTGCCCGCGATGAGTCACAGCACTTAGTTATCAGTCAGAACATTCTCAAGAACTGGAGGAATGGTGATGATCCTGATATGATTAAGATTGCTGAGGAACAGAAACCTTGGCTAATTGAAACCTTTAAGTTGGCAGTGGATCAGGAGAAATCCTGGGCTGAATATCTCTTCAAGGATGGATCTATGATTGGTTTGAATGAGAAACTACTAGGAAACTATGTTGAGTGGATCGCTAACCGTCGTATGAAGGCTGTTGGACTAGACCCTATCTACGACATTGCAGCTAAGAATAACCCTCTACCTTGGACAGAACACTGGTTGAACTCCAAGAGTGTTCAGGTTGCTCCCCAAGAGACAGAGATTACCTCATATATTGTTGGTAATGTAAATCAGGATATGAAAGCAGATCAGTTTGCCGACTTCTCTCTATGATGGAATACTCTTATTCCAAGTTAGATCCAGATGTATATACTATAGATGGGGTATTTTCCCCTGGGGAATGTGATGAAATATATGATGAATTCCTGAATCCATATGATAGAATCAATGCCAAGAGGGAGTATTCTGTATCTATGAATAACCCCTTTTGGTTTTGCCTTCACAAGGGAGCATCTGATTTTGGTATTGGAGATAACCAGAAATTTATTTCCTATACCTACCGTGTCAAGTATTTTATTAAGAAGATATTAAAACCCGACTTTCCTTTTCAGTTGGAAAGAATCAATACCAATATACAATACCAATATCAGGATAGTCCATTCCATCTAGATGGACTCGATGGTATTGTTGATGGAGTTAATGTGCCCAAATGGACTTGGACTTTCCTGTTCTTCTCCTCTAATACATGGAACACTGAGTGGGGTGGTGAGTTTATCTGCTCTACTTCCACCAAGGGTGTGTATAGGAATATATCTTACATTCCAGGTAGGTGTGTATTGTTTAATGGTCACCTAGAACATAGAGGTTCAGCTCCAAATTGCTTCTCAGAGATGCCTAGAAACACTGTAGCTTGGACTTTTTCGTCCGTGGACGCACACATAAAACCCGATGCAACTAGCTAAATTTCCTAGATAGACACGTCACATGATAGAATGACGTATATCACAAGGAGGATGTCATGTCGAGTGAACCATTTCTTGAGTGGATGGTGAAACCACCCATTTCAGATGATGAGTTAATGTTGATCTGTTTAAACAATGCCCCGTGTGGCACGAATAGGAAACAAGCAACGAAACTGATCAGAGTATTAGAAGCTAAGTTGGCATCTCCTACGGGATTTGCTAATATATTTCCACAACCAAATCCAGAAGGGGAGTCAGATTATGTTCGGTAATATACTTCTATGGATTGCTGTGCCATTTGTAATTACTACTGTGATTTTTGGATTATACAAAGGGGAAAATGACTATTATGACTCTGACGACTATGACGGAAATGGAACCGCACACTAAGATTCGTTACGATTTCGCTATGAGTTCTTTCTCTAGAATGCATGGTGTTAAATCTATATCTGGATCAGAATCTCATTCTAGATTCTGTAGAAGGTGGGCAGGTACTGGGGATGAGACCCCTCCAAGTGGAACCCTAACCGAAGTGGATTTCTACTTCAGGGACTTATGGGGTATTTGGGGAGAGTATATATAGTGGACAAGTATACCACAGCGTTGTTTATACTAACTTCTATTTCATTAGCGATATATTGGGGTCTAAACAACGCCTACCCATAATATTAAATATGATTGCTTCATACAAGAAACTCGAAACTGAAAACTTCATGTTGCGGTTGGAAGTCGAAAGACTGAGAATGGCATTACAGGAAACTCAAAAAGAGTGGGCTCATCCAGAGTCTTGTATTAGAAACCAAAGTCTCTGGAAATAGGTTAAGGGGGGTGGTTGCCACCTCCCTTTTTTTGTGCTATAATACCTTTGTGAAGGGAAACAGGGGCTGCTTAGCATCTAAATACCTTAATGAGAGGAGTTATCATCTACTATGGCATACAGAGTTTGGCATTCACCAGTAAGAAGTATTATTCTACAGACTTATGAAGAAGTAGTTGTATACTATGCAATGCAGTTAGCAGCACATAATACTACTCCTAGTTGTTGGGAAGAAGTTGCTGCATAGATAGGATAGAATAATTATGTTATGTGAAAGAATTAGATTATGAGAACCCATGGATCTATCTGGAGACTCCCTTTACTGATAATGATGTCCTGGACAACTTTGGTTTTGTTTATCGTATTACCAATAAGACAACAGGAAGAAAGTATTTGGGAAGAAAGGTATTCTGGTTCCACAGAAAGCCTCCTGGTAAGAAACGAAGGGTAAAGAAGCCATCTGATTGGAAGAAGTATTATGGATCCAGTGATGAACTTAAGGCAGATATTCAACTCCTGGGAAAAGAGAACTTCAACAGGGAGATTATGTCATTGCATAAGACTCTGGGGAAGACAAACTTTGCAGAGACAGAAGCACTCTTCCAATACAAAGTATTGACAGAGAAACTTGACGATGGGTCTCCAATGTATTATAATGGGAACATACTTTCCCGATATTATAGAAAAGATTATTTTAATTATGAGGACTAATGAGTTATTTTACTGATCATTTTGGGGAAACATATAAGGTTATCCGCAACTATATTCCCACCGAAGAAGCAGCAAGACTGGGGAACAAGTATAAAAACCACATAATTGATACAAGGAAGGCTTCAACTCTACATGTAAATGATCCAAATCAATATGATACTTATCAAGATGTATCACAGGTAGCACTTCTGTCAGAGAAGGTATCAGAGCTCAATACTTTATTGGATAGGAAAGTTCTTCCTGCATATGCATTTTTGAGACAATATGGTCTTGACTCTGTTCTAACTAAACATAAAGACAGACCATCCTGTGAGGTATCTCTGAGCATTCACCTGTGTAGTGATAAGGATTGGGAGTTCTGTATAGACGATATGGAAGGAAACCCTGTAGAACTCCTCCTACACCCTGGAGATGCTGTTATATACGACGCACCCAATGCAACTCACTGGAGGAAGGGGAAGTATACAGGTGAGTTCTATATCCAAACATTCCATCACTATGTTTTGTTGGGTGGTAAGTATGAGAATTTATTCTTCGATAGTAATGATGAGATGTTCTCTGTTCTGCCCTATATCAAGAAATTTGATAACATGGTATCTGCTGAACTTTGTGATGCTATTGTTAAATATGCTGAAAGTGATGAAAGTAGGTGGCAACCTGCTACCACTGAGGCTGATGATGATCCCAATGTAAGCAGTAAAGTTAGAGTGTGTGATGCTTTCCAACTAGGACCACAAGATCCTGTAGATGCACCTTTATTTGAATATGTAACTCAGGCTCTCAAACTGTATGCAAACGATTATCCACACTTCAATATTACCCAGGATTCTGGATATCAAGTTTTAAGATATCTTCCAGGTGGTAAGTATGAATTCCATACAGATCAGGCTCTTAACTTTAATAGACAAGCAACTATCATAGTAAATCTCAATGATGACTATGAAGGTGGTATGTTATGTCATTTTCGAGAAAATATTAGTATGAAAATGGGTAAGGGTGATATCATTATCTTCCCTGCTAACTTCATGTATCCTCATTCTATTACTCCTGTAATATCTGGAACTCGTTATTCTATTGTGAGTTGGGCAGTCTAAATACTCTGTTATTTCGGATAGAGTGATGAGAATTGATTTCAGTAACTTTTTCAAATACTATAATGGTGATCTAAAGAACCATATAGAGTCTATTGATCTA